CCGGTGGTGCATGGGTGCTTCGAGCCGTGTTTTGACGAGAACGGTAATTGGCGGCAGGGCTTTGCGAAATGCTCGAATTGCGGCAAGGAATACTACGCACAGGTAATCAACCATTTTGGTTTCTGCCCCAACTGCGGCGCGAAGATGGACGGAGGTGTCAGCGATGAGGCTGATTGACAGGGATGCTATTCATTGGCGACCAGATGAAAATTGGGAGCTTTACGCTACAGCAGCAGATATTAGGGCTATTCCCATCGTCGATGCTGTGGTCGTTACTCGGTGCAAGGACTGCGAGCACTATCGCAACCACCCGAACGGGCTGTGCTATTTGCACACCGAACCGAAAGAGACCGAACGCGGGTATTCCGGTGAAGCGGTGTGTGTAGAGCCTGACGAATTTTGCAGTTACGGCGAGCCAAAGGGGGGCACACATGCTTGAGATATGCCCGATGACGCTAAAAGAGGCAAACGCCTATGTCGAGCAGCATCACCGCCATCATAAGCCGGTCGTAGGACACAAGTTTTCGATTGGCTGCTCTGACGGAGAGAAAATCGTGGGCGTGGCCATTGTCGGCAGGCCTGTCGCTCGTCACCTTGATGACGGGTGGACGCTCGAGGTCAATCGTCTTTGCACGGATGGGACGCGGAATGCCTGCTCGATGCTGTACGCCGCTGCGTGGCGCGCAGCTCGGGCGATGGGCTACAAGCGGCTTGTGACCTACATTCTTGAAAGCGAAAGCGGCGTGAGCCTCAAGGCAGCTGGCTGGAAGTGCGTGGGACAAGCTGGCGGCCTCCGGTGGACCGGTAAGCGCAGGCCGGAGGTTGACCTGTACCCGGCGCAAATGAAAATTAGGTTTGAAAAAGGAGAAGCCACGTGTTGACGATCACGATTAAAGCCAACGTCCCCGCCGCTGATGTTGTCCCCGTGGTGCGGTGCAAGGACTGCAAGTACTACAAAGATGGACGGAGGTGCGAAGTAGTGTTCTGCTGGATATTCACCCGCGCTGCACAAATGGAGGGCCACGAATTTACAGACGATGTAGCATACTGCTTCTGCTGGACAAAGAAACAGGCTATTAAGAGGTTCGGCCAACTATACGACGATGTAAAGCCATTCGAGGTTGACAAGGTGGTGTTTGACCCATTCAGGCGGCTGCCGGTCGTGGTAACGGATTATTGAGGAGGTACGGAGTGATGGCGGAGATCATACTGAAATGCGAAAAGGAATATGAAATATGCTGTCCGGTGTGCGGTACGCCGGAAAGCAAAAGCCCGGTACGGTACCCGGACGCCCAGGCACCGGGGGAAAGCTGGATACAATGCGTCAAGTGCGGTACGTCATATAAGCCGCCGAAGTGGCAAGCGGCGGGAGGCGGAAGCTATAATATACCGACATGGCCCCCTGGTGATGGCGGACCGGGGTATAGAGGGAACGAACTGGAGATAGACGTATTCTATGGAGGCGGAGGCGGCGATGCAGATCGGTGACACCATCCGGGCGCAATTTATGACGCTGCCGAGCGAGTACCCCGGCTCCGGTGCCAACGATGAAAAGCGGTTCCCTGTTCGTAAGGGTACGGTGGTGTATGTGCATCCGGCAGGGCGGTACATCGTGGCGGAGTGCGGCGGCGTGCGGGAGACATTCTTCCCGGAGGAGGTGGTAGGGTGAAAGAGCAGACGGTTGAATACTTGAGGCTATACTTTGAGTGCGGCTGGCGCATGAGCACGATTGCGCGGCATTTTGGTGTAAGCACATCTACTGTATCTCGATGTATATCCAGAGCAGAACGACGCGAGTGCCCCTTTGCTAAAAACTGCCGGTACTGCCCGCTGAAAGAATGTGCGATAAAAGAAGAGTATGCGCCGTATGTAAACGCAGAAATTAGGTGATGTTGCACAACGAAATGCAACAACAAAAAAAGATGTGATAACGTGGGGGTGCAGGGGCGAACTCTGCATCTCCCATTCTTTTTCTTTTCCCCCTTTTTTTCCTGATGGGCGGGGCTTCGGCTCCGCCCGGAGGGAGTAATATGCCGCAGGCCGATGCCACCCCAGATTTCGGGGAGCGGGAGGTCGCACCTCCCGGGCGGAACCAAAAGCGGTGGACACTACCGTTGGGCAATGGCATAGCGCCGCCCTGAAAGTGTGTCAGCATTGGCGCTTTATCCGTGCATTGAGCGCCTAAAAATAACACGGTTGCCAATAGGCGTGCCGCTCGTCCGGCGTAAAAGGCGGCTTGTAATTTAGGCGAGGCGAAAGCCGGGTACAGACGTGCCAATGACAAAGGCCAGTGGTGGGAGGCCGGTGCGTCAGGCAAAGCGAGGTGGTGACAGTGGCTGCAAGGTTGACAGACCGGCAGAAAAAGAAAATACTGGCGGACTATGTGCAGACGAACAACTATTGCGCCACAGCGAAAATCAACGGTGTGTCCGCAACGACGGTCAAGAACCTTGTGCGGGCGAATGCCGACATTGTGGAAAAGTGCGAACAAAAAAAGGAAGAGAACACCGCCGATGTGATGGAGTACATGAACGACCACAAAGACCTTGTGTGTTCGTTCATCGGTAAGGGGCTTGAAATGCTCAACGACCCGGAAAAGCTGGCGGCGGCGAATCTCAGCCAGATCACAACGGCGATGGGGACGCTGATCGACAAGTGGGCGATGATCGGCGGCAACCCTGCCGACACGGTGAAGGAAGATGCGCTCAGCCAGAGCCTAAAAGAAATGGCAAAGGAGATTGAAAGCGATGATTAGTGCAAAACAGCAGAAAATCCTCGCTTTTCCCTATTCCAAGTATGACGCGCTGATCTGTGACGGCGCTGTGCGTTCCGGCAAGACCTCCATTATGATGTGGGCGTTTGTCCACTGGGCGATGGAGAATTTCAGCGGTCAGCGTTTCGGCGTGTGTGGACGCACGGTGGATAGCTGCACCAAGAACATCATCGTGCCGTTTACGGCGATGAGTTTGGCAAAGGAGCGCTATATCATCCGCTGGCGGCGCGGCGACAAGGTTATGGAAGTGCGGCGCGGTGCCGTGACGAATTACTTCGAGGTGTTCGGCGGCAAGGATGAGGCCAGCTATACGCTGATTCAGGGCCGCACGCTGGCGGGTGTGCTGCTGGACGAAGTGGTGCTGATGCCACGCTCGTTCGTGGAACAGGCGCTTGCGCGATGTTCTGTGGACGGCGCGAAGCTGTGGTTTTCATGTAACCCCGGCAGCCCGCATCACTGGTTCTATCAGGAGTGGATTAAGCGACACCGCGAACGGAACACGCTATATCTGCACTTCGAGATGACTGACAACCCAGGTCTGAGCGAGAAAACGCTTGCGCGCTATGAAAACATGTATGCCGGCATTTTCTATGACCGGTATGTGCGCGGATTATGGGTAGCTGCCGAGGGCATTGTTTACAAAGACTTTGCTAACGACACAGAAAAGTATTTGATCGACGATCCGTTGAAATGGGCGGAAGAAAACGATACAAAGTTCTCCGTTATTTCCATTGGCGTTGACTTCGGCGGCACGAAATCCGCGACAAAGTTTCAGGCGACCGGGATTACAAAAGATTATCGAGTGGCCGCGCTGGAAGAGGAATACATCAAGAACGAAGAGATTGACCCTGACGAACTGAATAGGCGCTTTGCTATGTTCTGCCAAATGGTTACGGCAAAGTACGGATACAGCCAGACGCGGGCAGACAGTGCGGAAACGGTGCTAATTCGTGGATTAGATCATACCGCGCAGAAGATGCACCTCGGCACGCAGGTCAAGAACGCAATGAAACTGCAAATTACAGATAGAATCAGGCTCGTGGTGCTGCTGATGAAGCAGGGGCGTTTTAAGGTTTCGCGCAGCTGTCCGCACTTGATTGATGCACTGCAAACTGCAATTTATGATCCTGACAAGTTCGAGGACGAGCGCCTTGACGATGGAACATCTGATATTGACAGCCTTGACGCATTTGAGTACAGCATTGAGCCGTACTACAAGGAATTGGAGCGCGCAGGGCACATGAGGACGGTGAAACAGTGAACATTCGCAGAGCACTTAAAGAATTGGGCTTTGACACGATCAATAGCAAATTCTACGACCTGATCGATGTATGGAAATCATGGTATGACGGCGATGTAAAAGACTTCCACAGTTATACGGTGTGGAATGGCATCGAAGAACTGGAATGCCACAGATATTCCGTCAACATGGGCAAGAAAGTCTGCGAGGACTGGGCGAACCTGCTGATGAACGAGCGCGTGAATATCACGCTTGAGGGCAAGAAGGAGCAGGAATTTGTAGATGCGATTCTTGCCGATAATAACTGGGAAGTCAAATCCAATGAATTGCAGGAGCGGAAATCCGCTGTTGGTACAGTTGCTTATGTTCCAATCATGGAGGATATGAGCGTTGACCCTGATACAGCAGAGATCGCTAACCCCGGAAGAATTCATATCAACTATGTAACCGCTGCAAACATCTACCCGTTGACGTGGGACAATGGCATTATTCGTGAGTGCGCTTTTGCATGGACAAAACGAGTTGATGATACGGAATACATCTACATTCAGGTGCATCGGCTGAACGGTGGCGAATACGACATTGAAAACCACCTGTACGATGCGGAGGAAGTCCCATTAACCAGCGTGAGAGGATTTGAAGCAATTCCCCCTGTTGTCCACACAGGAAGCGCCAAGCCGCAGTTTGTCATTGACCGTCTGAACATTGCGAACTCTGATGAAGATAACCCTATGGGCGTTGCAGTGTTCGCTTCCGCCATCGACCAGCTCAAAAGCGTTGATATTACATACGATAGTTATGTGAATGAGTTTGTGCTGGGGAAAAAGCGCATCGTGGTACAGCCGGAAGCAACCAAGGACATCAACGGTAGGCCGGTCTTTGATAAGCGCGAAACGGTTTACTACGTTCTCCCGGAAGATCGCGCATCTGATGGAAACATTTTGCAACAGGTCGATATGACGCTGCGCACAGCAGAGTTTAACACCGGTATGCAAGATATGCTCAACATATTGTCGAGCAAATGCGGCTTTGGCGAGAATCATTACAAATTCGATCAGACAAGCATTGCCACGGCCACACAGGTCATTAGCGAGAATAGCACCATGTTCCGCACGATTAGGAAGCATGAAATTATCCTCGAGCAAGCGATTACGGTGCTGTGTCGCATTTTGCTTCGCATGGGCAATCGCTATATGGACGCAGGACTTGATGAGGAAGTTGAAATCTCCATTGACTTTGATGACAGCATCATTGAGGACAAAGACGCCGAGTTTAACAAAGAGGAACGGATGCTTTCTGACGGTATTATGAATGATTGGGAAGCTCGTATGCGCTGGTTTAACGAGGACGAGGCGACCGCAAAGGCGGCGCTGCCGAAGATGCAGGACATGACAACCGAAGGACAAGAGGAGGTAGAGTAATGGGCGGTAGAGGTGGAGCAGGTGGCGGCACTTCCGCTACGAAGAATAATATTCGCACGGTGCAAGGAGTTTCTGTCGGCTCTCGGCTTTTTGCAAAAGAAAGCGATGTCGCTAAACTTTCGCAAAATACTATCTGGGTTGAAAACACAAGCACGCCGCACGCTGTTCTGAAAAACAGTCAAGGAACAGTTCAAGTGCAAGGTGATAAAAAGGACAAATACGGCATCCTCGAAAATGTGAATACCGCCGTTGTGCATCTCAGCGGCGTTGACCGAAGCACACCTACAAGGGAAGTCACCAAATTAAATAAGCAACTTAACGAAATACGCTCACGGGGTTTTGATGTCCAAAGAATTAGTGTGGGCGAATATGAAAGCGTTGCTTACATAAAACGAAAGCTATTCACAAGGGCTTTTTAAAAATTTTCCATGATAAACTTTGAAAATTTGGACAAGTTCATGTTCCCTGGCGTCGGAAAGTACGGTATACCGCAAATCGAGCCGGTCAAGGCGTATCCGCACGGCGAGTTTATCCCCGTGAATTACCATTACACAGCAAAAGACACGAAAAGCAAGATTTTGCATTTCTTTGTGGACGATTATCAATTCATTCGATATTGGAATACGCCTGACAAGTACATTCCGAAACTGTCGCAGTTTTCGGCGGTGTGTGCGCCGGACTTTTCTACTTACACGGATATGCCGCTGGCGATGCAGATATACAACCATTACCGCAAGCACTGGCTGGCGGCATACTGGCAGCTCCACGGCATGACGGTTTATCCAACGATTTCATGGAGCAACGAGAATAGTTATGATTGGTGCTTTGACGGCGAGCCTGTCGGCGGAATAGTTGCGGTTAGTTCGGTAGGCACACAGCAAAACAAGGAAAGCAAGCAGCTGTTTCTGCGCGGCTACGAGGAAATGATGAAGCGGCTCTCTCCTGAATGGGTGATATTCTACGGAAAAGTGCCGGAGGAATGCGATTGGAATGTAATTCGCGTAAAACCGCACTATGATGAAATCGTGAAACGGAGGAAAGCAAATGAAATATCCGTTTCGGCCAGAAATCCTTGATGCGCTGCCGGAAGAACTAACAGAACTGTTCCGGGCGCTTGAAATAACGCTGCTGGAAGAAATCTGCTCCCGGTTGAAAACTGCGGATGAACTGAACGAGGTCACGGTTCAGGACATCAAGGCGCTGCGGTCACACGGCATCGACCTAAAAGAGATTGAGAAAGCCATACGCCAGAGTGCCGGCATCAGCGAGAAAAAGCTAAACGAGCTGATAGACGATGTGGTGGAGCGCAATCAAAAGTATTACACCGAGCTTATCGCCCTTGCGCACATCACACAGCCGGAAACGCTGGTAAGCGTAGAGGATACTTGGGCAATATACGAGCAGACGAAGCAAACAATGCGCAACATAACGCGCTCAATGGGCTTTTTAGTGGACGCTGGGCGCACAATGCTGCCCCCTGCCAAATCGTACCAATGGGCGCTTGATAATGCGGTGATGCAGGTGCAGAGCGGCGCGATCAACTATAATCAAGCCATTAAGACGGCAGTAAAGCAGCTTGCAGACAGCGGCTTGAAGGTCGTTGACTATGAGAGCGGGCATCGAGATCAGATCGATGTGGCGGCGCGCAGGGCCGTGATGACTGGCGTAAATCAAATTTGCGCTAAATATACGGAGCAGTCGGCGCAGTATCTCGAAACTCCGTATTTTGAGGTTTCCGCCCATGCTGGCGCGAGAGATAAGCCTGGGCCGTCACCGTGGTCAAGCCATAAGGACTGGCAAGGCAAGGTATACAGTATTCGCGCAGGGGACATCTACCCGAGCATTTACGATGTGTGCGGTCTTGGGGCTGTTGATGGACTTGAGGGGGCTAACTGTCGGCATCGCCGCAACGTTTGGGTTGAGGGCGTAAGCGAACGCACATACACAGACGAACAGCTTGCCCATATTGATGATGATCTCGGATGCGATTTTGACGGAAAGAAATACACTGCATACGAAGCAACGCAGATGCAGCGGCGCGTTGAGCGCGAGGCACGCAAACTAAAGCGCGAAAAAGCTGCTTACAAGGCCGCAGGATTGCATGAAGATGAGACTGCGGTAAACATAAGGCTGCGGCGGTTAAACGCGAAATACAAAGCGTTCAGCGTGGCGGCAGGACTGCCGGAGCAGCGGGAAAGAATGAAGGTGCTGTATTGAACTGGGAAGAAGTCAAAAAGGCAATCGATGCAATTTTGAAGCGCGGAAACGATGCTGAAATACGCCGAAAAGGCGACGGGTACATCGTTTTAGAGGTCAAGAAAACAATCAAATATTCAACTCCCGCGTAATAGGGCGCGGGAAAGGGCAATAGGAGCCAGCTACCGAGTTTTTCTCGGTGGGTGGCTCTTTTGTTTTAGGTAAAACCCGCAAGGTACAGCGGTTTTTATACAACGTTCGCCCCCGAAGAATTGGGGCCAAGGAAAAGGAGAACGAATAACATGGCGAAATTTACAAGAGCGGAAATCAGGAATATTCTCGGCGAGGCTTGCACCGAAGAGATCGAAAATCGCTTGGTTGCGCTGCATCTGGGCGTGGTTGACCCCCTCAAGGACGATCTCACGAAGTACAAGGCGGACGCGGAGAAGCTGCCCGGTGTCCAGAAGGAATTGGACGACCTCAAGGCGGCGGGTGACGGCGGTTACAAGGAGAAGTACGAGAAAGAACACTCGGCCTTTGAAGCCTTTAAGACCGACATCACGGCAAAGGAAAGCAAGGCGGCAAAGGAAAAAGCCGTGCGTGCTTACTTTAAGAGCAAAAACATCACCGGCGCGAATCTCGACCTTGCTATGCGCGGCTGCGGCGAAGAAATGGCCGCATTGGAGCTGGACGGAGAAAAGATCAAGGACACCAAGTCTCTTGATGCGCTCGTAGACGGCACTTACAAGGGGCTTGTCTCCAAGCAGACCGTTCGCTTCGACACTGGCGCGCGCTTTAACGGCGGCGGGAAACCGATGACAAAGGACGAGATTATGCAAATCAATGACAGAGCGGAGCGGCGCGCTGCAATCGCCGCAAATATGGATTTGTTTAGAAAGGAAGAATAAAAATGGCTGCTGATCCTAATCTCATTAAGAAAGCTGACCTCGCGCGTGTGCGCGAAATTGAATTTACCGAAATGTTCGGCTATTCCATCAAAAAGCTGATGGAGGCCTTGGGTGTGACCCGCAAGATCGCAAAGCAGGCTGGAACTGTGCTCAAGAGCTACAAGGCCACTGGCACGCTGGAGAGCGGCGCTGTTGCTGAGGGTGAGACCATCCCCCTTAGCAAGTACAAGACCGAAGCCGTGAACTACAAGGAGATTACGCTTAAGAAGTGGCGCAAAGCCACCTCTGCCGAAGCAATCACCGATCGCGGCTACGATCAGGCGGTAGAGATGACTACCGACGAAATGCTCAAGGACGTCCAGAAGGGTATCCGAAAAGACTTTTTCGACTTCCTCGCAACCGGCACGGGCACGGCCTCTGGTGCGACCTTCCAGGCAACCTTGGCACAGGCATGGGGCCAGCTGCAGGTGCTGTTTGAAGATGACGAGATCGGTGCGGTGTATTTTCTGAACCCGCTGGACGTTGCTGACTACCTCGCAAGCGCAAACATTACCTTGCAGACCGCGTTCGGCATGACTTACGTTGAGAACTTCCTCGGCCTTGGCACCGTGATTCTCAATTCCAGCGTTCCCAAGGGCAAGATTTACGCCACCGCCAAGGACAACATTGCCCTGTACTACATTCCTGTGAACGGCGCTGATCTTGGCGAGGTGTTCGATTTCACCACCGACGCCACCGGCTATATCGGTATCCATGAGGAGCCCGATTACACCAACATGACCGCATCTGACACCGTTATCAACGGCATGGCTCTTTTCGCTGAGCGTATCGACGGCGTGGTGGTCGGCTCTATCACTCCGGCGGTGGGGGGCTAACTGAACTGCTGAATGAGCCTGACCCTGACACCCCGGCTTTCTCCGACATGACAAAAGCTGAAATGCTTGCGTATGCCGATGAAAACGGGGTGGAAGGGGTCAGCAGTTCGATGAAAAAGGCTGAAATTCTCGCAGTTTTGGAAGGAGGGCACTGATGACTTACGCAGACTTTGAATACTACTCCGGCACCTATATGGGCGCTGTGAGTGAAAATGACTTCCCGCGTCTTGTTGTCCGCGCCGGCTCCTTCCTCGATTATTACACGCGCAACAAAGCTAAAGACCACGCCGATCTTGATGCGGTTAAGATGTGCTGCTGTGCGCTGGTTGACAAGTATGCGGTCATCGAGGCGGCGCAGGCGCTTGCCGCGAAAACTCTTGCAAACGCCGCGGCAAATGACGCGGAAGTCAAAAGCGAGACGGTAGGCAGATATTCCCGCACCCTTGCAACGGGCGGGGAATCCGCCCTGTCTGCACTCAGTGCGACGGACGGTGCGAAGAAACTGCTGGCAGAAACGTGCATGGAATACCTTGCCCATACCGGGCTACTGTATCGCGGAGGTGGTTGTAGATGTACGCTCCCCACACTGTAACGATTTACAACATTGTGCAGGAGATCGACCCGACAACGCTTGATGAGGTCGAGAAAGTTTATACCACAATCCTGCGTGGTGTGATGCTGCAAGCGTCGAAGGGCGTGAACGTGCGCGAAAGTGGCCTTGAAAGTGCGGACGCTGTGAATCTGTATATCCCGTTTACGGTGGAAGCCGTGGATGGTAAGACGGGCGCGGCGAAGACCTATGCAAAGCCGCAAGAGTTTGTTAAAGCTACAGATCGCAGCGGGCTATGGACGCTTTCTTATGACGGGAACGGCGGCGAAACGTTGTTTATCAAGGGTGAGTTTATCTCCGACAATATGACCGTCGTGCAGTATCACGATGACTGCTACAAAGTGACGAAGGTCGACGCGATGGACTACGGAAGCGCCGACATGAGACACTGGGAAGTCGGAGGTGCGTAATGGGAATCAAATTTTCCGTTCATACCGATGGAATGGACGCTGTAAGGACTGCCGTTGCAAAGGTTTGTACGCGCGCAGAGCACGTCTTAGCCGAGCAGATGGAGAAAGATACTCAGCCTTTTGTGCCGATGCTCACAGGCTCGTTAACGCAGCGTACAAGGGTAGTTGGCAACGACATCATCTACCTCGGCCCTTACGCAAGATTTTTGTACTACGGGAAAGTCATGGTTGACCCAAATACCGGCAGCACATACGCGCCGAAAGGCGGAACGAAGGTCGTGACTGACCGCAATTTGGTATTCAACCACACGGCGCATCCACAGGCACAAGACCATTGGTGTGAAGCATCAAAAGCGCAGAACCTCGATAAGTGGTTGCGTGTAGCAGAAAAGGCGGTGAAGAAGTACGAAACAGGTTAAAAAGACGGTCTCGGCAGCGGAAGAGGATCAAGTCTCCCGAAAGTTGCTTGCGTGGTTAAACACATTCCCTGACAAGCCGGTTGATTTGATTCGGTTCGAATTTCTTCCCGCCGATACTGCGGCGATGGCGCTGTCTACGATTCAGGCGGCGTATATCGTCAGGAAATACATTCTCGGCGGGTATCAGGCAGAATACCAATTCAAGGTTATCTACCGCATGAAGCCGGGGAACAGCAACGACAAACGGCTCAAAGCTGACGAGCTGCTTAACGCCTTGGGCGATTGGGCAGCAAACGAAACGCCGCCTGACATTGGAGATGGACGGCGCGTCATTCGCATTGAGCCGACAACGCGATCCTCTCTTTTTGCCATGTATGAAAACGGAGATGAGGATCATCAAATCCTTATGAAAATGAACTACGAGGTGATTAAAAATGGCTGATATGACCTTTAACACCACGGCGGGGCAGACCGTAGACCGAGAACTTCTGATTGCGTGTCTCAACACGGGCGAAACTGGAACCCCCACGTGGTCGCCCTTCGGTACGCGCGTCACAGATTCCAGCATGGAATATGACTGGCAGGAGGATTCCTCGAAGGATATTCTTGGCACGACGCGCACGACCATGAAGAAACCCATCATCACGCAGACCTTTGACCCGTCCGATCTGGACGCTGGGGATCCTGCCATCGTCAAGATTTGGAATCTCGCGGTCAAGGAGCAGAACGCGGCGGCGCTGGCGAATCAGGACGTGCTGATTGTCCACGCCTATGCAGGCACGGCAAAGACCGCAGTATTTGCGGAGCGCTATTCGTCCTGCATGGTTAAGCCCTCTTCCCTCGGCGGCGAGGGTGGCGGCTTTATCGGTATGCCTATCGACGTGACGCTTGGCGGCACGCGCACGGTCGGCACTGCCGCTATCTCTGGCAGCACGATCACGTTTACCGAGGGCGAATAAGAAATAGAGGGCTGGCGTTTGTCAGCCCTCATTTTGGAGGAAGGTATGGAACTCACTTTTGATTCTGGCGTAAAAGAATACACAATTCGCGGCGTAAACGGCGTTGTTACCGTTTACTTTAATCCTGCGGACGTGAACTTTGCAAAGAAAGCATATAAAACCTTTGATGACCTGCGCAAGAAGCAGGAGACCCGTGCAAAGACGCTCGAAAAGGATATCCCCGATGATGAGCTTTTTGACATGGTTGATTCTCTCGACAAGGAAATGCGTAGCATCATCAATGATTTGTTCGGACAGGACATTGCCGATACGCTTTTTGGCAGCGTCAACGCATATTCCGCGGCCAATGGTGCGCCGGTTTGGCAGAACTTTATGACCGCCATCATCGAGCAGTTTGATGAGGCAGTAAAGCGCGAACAGGCGCTTGCCGATGAGAAAATCCGCAAGTATACGCAGAAATACCGCAAATGATGTACGATCTTCCAACCTCGCTGAGCGTTTGCGGCGTTGACTATGAAATTCGCTCGGACTATCGCGCGGCGCTTGACGTGCTGGCGGCATTTGCTGCGACTGATCTGACAAACGAGCAAAAAGTGATTGCGGCGCTGGATATCTTTTATCCAGACTTCTTAAAAATGCCGGATGAGCACATTCCAGAAGCCGTGAAACAGATGACATGGTTTCTCGACTGCGGCGATGAAGGCGATAATCAAAAGCGACCTAAATTGATGGATTGGGAGCAAGACTTCCAATACATCGTGGCTCCCATCAACCACGTTGTGGGACATGAAGTGCGCGCAATGCCTTATTTCCATTGGTGGTCATTCGTCTCGGCGTACTACGAAATCGGGGATTGCTTGTTTGCAAACATCGTTCGAATTCGCAACCTGAAAGCAAAAGGAAAAACGCTCGACAAGTCGGATCGAGAATTTTACCGAGAAAACAGGCGGCTTGTCGATCTAAATAAGCCGATGACGGAAGAAGAAAACGACACGATCAATGCGTGGTTGGGCAAAAAAACGCCCGACGCAAAATAGCATCGGGCGAAGATGGTTACTTGTTTGCAATGAATTCAATTTCGTTTCCAGACCAAAAGTCGGGAGTAAAGCGGATTTCAATTTCTTCCCAGTTTTTGGGGACTTCGTATCCGACAACACCGGTCATTTTCTTACCGGCAGCAACGGCTCCATCTAACTGGGGTTTATCGGTTGCGATGGTGGCCGAAATGCTCAGATTTGTCGAGTAGTCATCAACATAGGCGTTGAACGATGCGATAGAGCTAACGGCAATATCTTTATCCGACTGGTTATCAATGGAGAATTCACAAAGCAAAAACACATTACCGTCATCAGGGGTGTTGAACTGCGATCCATTGCTTTCGGCGCAAGAATCAAACTTTACACTGATTCCGTTTAGCTCGGCGGTTTCTCCAACACTAAACGTTTGTTTCTCCGCGCCAGGATCATCGCCCATGTCGTTTAATGCGGCGGCAATCATGCAAATGCCGAAAATAGCAATGATAATCCCCAGCACTGGGTGGCGCTTTTTCTGCTTGGCTCCACACTGCGGGCAAGTGGTAGCGGATTTTGCGATAGATGCCCCGCATACCTTGCAAGTAGTCATCTTATCCATTTTTCATTCCTCCTTGCCATTATTTATGGCTGCTTGGATGATATCACGCAAAAAACCAAAAAGCAAGAAGGTGATATTATGGCTGACGGCGAAGTCGTATTTGAAGCGACTATTAGCGACAAAAAACTCCATCAGGAGTTGAACAAAGTAAAAAGCAATATCGAATCCTTACAAAAGGAGTTTAAAAGGCTCGGCGACCAGAAAACGCCGATGGAAGACCGGCTGCGCAACATCGGAGCAGAGCTGGATGCGGCGAAACAGGAGCTTGCCGATATGCGCACAGCGCCAAAAGGCACGTATGAGAAAATCGACGTGTCCGAGCAGGCCGAGCGCGTGCGAATGCTGCAAAGCGAATTTAACAAAACTGCAAATAGCATTGATAAGCTCAACGAAAAGCTCAACAAAACCGGCGATAAGATTTCCGACGCGAAAACGCAGGCAGTCGAGCTAACACAGCAGATCGAGGGCAGAGCCAAAGGCGCAGGGCTGCGCAATGCAACCGAAGCGGCGGCAGATTCCATGAAAGTATTTGGACAGCGCGTAAAATCTGTTGTCCGCAGCGCACTTGTTTTTACAGTTATTACCCAAGCTTTAACAAAAGTGCGCGACTGGGTAAAGAACGTCGTAATGGTAAACTCCGAGGCAAGAGAATCCATTGCGCAGCTTAAAGGAGTGCTTTTGACGCTGGCACAGCCTCTTGTAAGCGTAATTGTCCCCGCCTTTACACTGCTTGTAAAAGTTATTACGGCAGTAGTCTCGCAAATCACGCGTCTTGTGGCGCTTATCTCTGGCAAGAGCGTCAAGGCAACTGCTAACTCGGCAAAGGCGCTAAACAAAGAGACCAGCGCATTAAAGGGAACGGGCAGTGCCGCGAAGAAAGCGGCAAGTCAGCTTGCGGCGTTTGATGAGATCAACCAGATTTCCACCGATACCGCAAACGATGCGGGCGGTGGCGCATCCGCTGACGCAATCACTCCGGACTTTAGCTACATGGACGACATCAGCGACCGCTTAAAAAAAATCGCCGATGCAGTCATGCTCATTGCGGCAGGATTAGCGCTGTGGAAAATCAGCAGCAGCTTGCCGGGTGTGCTTGGCACTATTCTGCAAAAGCTCGGCGGCATCCTTATCGCGGTTGGAGGATTGATTCTTCTGTGGGACGGCTTATCCGACGCATGGAATAACGGCGTTAACTGGGGGAATCTGCTTGAAATGCTTGCAGGCACAGCGGCGCTTGCCGGGGGGCTTGCAATCGCATTCGGCAAAGTTGGGGCTGGCATCGGCCTTGTAGTGGCTGGCGCAGCAATGATTATCACAGCGTTTAAGGACATTTGTGATAACGGTGCAAATCTCAAAAACACGCTGTTACTGATTGCTGGCATTGTGGCAACGGGGTTGGGATTCTTCTTTCTGACCGGTAGTGTCATCCCACTTGTGATTGCGGGAATTGCTACGGTAGTTACCGCTGTGCTTGCTCTGACTGGCAATTTGACCGAGTTTGCGAGAAACCTTAAAGATAACATCCTTGGCGGCATTATCCAGTTTATCAAGGGCGTGTTCACTGGTGACTGGAATTCTGCATGGAATGGTGTCAAAAAGGTGTTTAAAGGCATTTGGAACAGCATCGTCATTATTGCTGAAAGCGCGGTGAACGCCATTATCAAGGGATTGAATTGGCTTATCAGCAAGATCAACACGATTAAGTTTACCGTCCCGAGCTGGGTTCCGGGTCTTGGCGGTAAAAGCATCGGGGGGCATCTTTCCTCGCTTTCCGAAGTACATCTTCCGCGTCTGGCAACCGGCGCAGTCATTCCGCCCAACAAAGAATTTCTCGCCGTGCTGGGCGACCAGAAGAGCGGGACGAACATCGAAACGCCGCTTGCAACGATGGTCGAAGCATTTAAGCAGGCTATGGCGGAATCTGGCGGCGGTACAACTACGGTCGTTATCCAGCTTGACGGTAAGGAAATCGCACGCAGCACCGTGAAGAACATTAACAACATGACACGCGCGGCGGGTAAGCCCGTGCTGTTGTACTAAGGAGGAGTAACATGGAAGTCCTTATTATCAACGGCACGGACTACTCCGATTTTATCGCCACAAAGGGTTATGGGTGGAGCCGCAACGACCTCGACAGCGATAAGACCACCCGCACAAAAGATGGGAAAATGCGCCGTGACAAGATTACCAGCAAGCGAAAGCTGAACTATACAACGCGCTCTATGCCTCGCGATAAGCTGGCAAAGCTCGATGATGACCTTAATGAGACAACGGTCACGGCCAAGTATCTCGATCTGCATGGCGTCAGAACCAGCACGTTTTATTGCTCGTCGATGGAATGCACGCTCGAAGAAGCAGCAGACGACAATGAGGTGTGGGGCGGCGCGACGTTTAACTTGATCGAGGTGTGATATGGGGCAGACGACAAGTGCGCTGTGGCGCGAGCTGCTTCACAAGCCCGGGACGGAACGCGAATACAAATTTATCATCAATGGTGTGGAATACGGGAAAGACGCGGAGGTTTCCCACTCTGTTGAATCTCAGCTGTTTGAAGAATTTGGCATCGGCAATGCCTGTTGCGCGACGCTGAAACTCGCAGTCGTCGCGGACAATATCCCGCGCGCCGCGACGATCAATCGCTATCTCAGGCTTGTTAATGGCAGTCAGGCGACAGACTGGATCCCAAAGGGCGTGTTTTTTACCAACCGCCGTTCCTGCGATGGGAATTATTGGGAACTCGAAGCATACGACGCTATGAGAAAGGCTGACGTTGTGTGGGAGCCAGAACAGTCGCTTAACTTCCCGATGACTATGCCTGACGCTGTAAATATCTTTTGCCAGTTGATGGGCGTGGAGCTGGATAGCCGCACAGTGCTCAATAGCTCATATACCATCGACTATCCCGCAAATGATTACACCATCCGCAATGAGCTATGTTTTATCGCAGCGGCGCACGGCGGGAACTGGATTATTACCGATGCAGGGAAACTGTTGCTTATTCCGTTGTTGTCCATGCCTACCGAGACGAACTATCTCATTACAGAAGCGGGCAACGCTATCACATTTGGAGGGGTGAGGATTCTTGTCTGATAAATATTACGTCGGTGGCGACATTACGAGTTTTTCCGACAACGGCAAGTATAAGCCTATTTCCCGTGTGACGTTGCTTGTGGATGATGAAAACAGCCTGACGGCGGGCGATGATACCGGCATGGAAGTTATTGCAAGTTGCCCTCACGCCACGCAGCCAATGGTAAGCGCGTTACTGCAAACCATGAAAGGCTACCAGTATCAGGCGTACGAAGCAGGCGCGGCAAACATCGATCCGGCGGCAGAGCTGGGCGACGGCGTGACGGTTGGGGGCATTTATTCGCCGCTTTCTAAACTCTCTGATGATGGGCGCGGATACGCGGGTATTTCTTCCCCCGGGGAAGCAGAGATGGAAGACGAATACCCAGCTGAGGGGTACATCACACAAGAGTTCAATCGCAAGATTGCCGAAACACGCTCGACTATCACCAAGACCAGCGAGGAGATCATGCTCAAGGTCAAGGGCGTTGATGGGCGCGTGACGTCGCTGTCGACGTCCATTGACGGCATTGAGGCCAATATTTCGAGCCTCAACGGCAGCATTACCAACATCAAGGCCGATATCAACGGCTTGCGCACGACTGTCTCGGGCAAGATCGACGGCAGCATAGCACAGAGCATGATCGACCAGAGCATTGACAAGATCACGCTGAGCGTATCGAGCAGCAGCAGCGGTACGACGTTCAAAATTCTCAGTAATGGTGTTGTCGTTGATTCGACCGGTTCGATCGACTTGCACGTTGACGCCGTCAACATTGACGGCACGCTGACGGCAAGCGAGATCGAGGGCGACACGATCACGGTGCGCAACGACAACGGACGGCGCTGCGGTTACATCTATCCCGAGTACGCCAGCACGGCGGACTACAAAATGACGCTCGAGAGCAAGGCTATGGAGTTGAACGCGACGAGCGGAAACCTGTATCTGTCGGGGAATAACGGAAGATCAGCGCTCAATTTCGACTACGACTTCATCGATTGCCGCGGCGATTTCGCCCCGAATGCAGATAACCGGTACAATCTTGGCGCACCAAATTTTGTTTGGAGCACGATCTATTGCAGCACGAACGAGTTGAACGGGTCCGACCGGAACATCAAGAACAGCATTGAGGCGCTGCCGGTGAAGTACGTGCGCATGTTTGAGCTCGTCGAGCCGAAGCGCTACAAGCTGAACAGCGGCACGAGCGGACGCTATCACACAGGCTTCATCGCGCAGGAGGTAGAGGACGCCATGCGCGCGTGCGGCATTGATTCGCAGGAATTCGCGGGCTGGGCGGCGGCCAAGCTTGATGACGGCAGCGAGACCTATTTTCTGCGGTACAGTGAGTTTATCCCAATTCTGTGGGCCAAGGTGCGCGAGCAGGAAGCGCGGATTAGAAGATTGGAGGCATCGGCATGAAAGAAGCAATGGAACTTTTGAGCAACGCGTTTGACACGCTGAATAACACGTTGGTTTTGGGCTCGGAGGCGGGCAAGATCAGCGTCGTCAAGGCGCAGATTCAAAAGGCTTATGAGATTTTACATCGCGAGGCGGAAGAGCAGGAGAAAGACAAGCGCGAGCTTGTCGCGCTGAAATATCAGCTTGAGGATGCAAAAAAGAAAGCAAAAAAAGTAAAGGACGGCGAAGCCGAAACCGCGAAAGCGCCCGAAGAAAGCGAGGCAACCGATGGCTGATAAAGCAATTTCCGACCTCACGCAAGCGTTACAGATCACTAACGAAGACCAGTTTGTGCTTGAGCAGGGCGGCGAGGCGAAGATGCTGAAAGGCGAAACGCTGCTGAAGTTTGTCACGCTGAGCGTTGTATCGGTCACGGTGACAACGCTGCCCGCAGGAAGCTCAGCAACGGCGACTTACGACAAGTCGACTGGTACGTTGGCTCTCGGTATCCCGCAGGGCAGCAAAGGTGACACCGGCGCAACAGGCGCGACTGGCCCCGCAAACGTGCTGACCATCGGCTCGGTCACGTCCGGCAAGGTGGCGAGCGCGACCATTACCGGAGAAGCCCCGAATCAGGTGCTCAACCTTGTGCTGGAAAAGGGTGAACAGGGTGAACAGGGTAAGCAGGGTATTCAGGGTGAACAGGGTAAGCAGGGTATTCAGGGTGAAATTGGCCCACAGGGCAATCCCGGCACGGATGCTCCCACGATTACCAACATCACCATTCGGCAGAGCGACTATCACCTTATTGTGACGCTGTCGGACGGCACGAGCTACGATGCGGGCTATTGCCGTGGCGCTGCCGGTGCTGGCTCGGGTGATATGCTGGCGGCTGTGTATGACCCTAACAACAAGCATCAGGACATCTTTGCATACGTTGACAATGCTATCAAGGATGTCAAGGTGACTACTGACGCAACGCCTACGCAGGGCAGCGCGAATCCTGTGCAGTCTGGCGGCGTGTACTCGGCGCTCGTCAATAAGCTGGACAAGACCGGCGACGGCAGCAACGTCACGGCGGCATTTACGGCAGCAAGTACTCGCGCAAATGTTGCGACGGGCGAAAAACTCTCCGTGCTGTTTGGCAAAATCGCAAAATGGTTCGCCGACCTCGGCAGTCTGGCGTTTAAGTCCACGGTGGCCAAATCCGACCTTGCAAGAGATGTGCAGACGAGTTTGGGCAAAGCGGACAGTGCTTTGCAGAGCTACAAGGAAACCGACCCGACCGTGCCTGAGTGGGCAAAGGCGGCGACTAAACCGAGTTATACGGCCTCTGAGGTAGGCGCGCTTCCAGACACGACGGTCATCCCGTCCGTCCCCTCCACCACCTCTCTCATCAAGGGCAATGGCTCGGGCGGACTGGCGGCGGCGACACGCGGCAGCGACTACATCGCGAGCGGAAACATCGTCAAGCAGACGCTTGTGGCATCGGAGAGCACACCCACTGAGAACTTCGCAATCAACTGGGTGTACGGCTAAGGAGGCGCGGAGATGGCAAATGCAAAACTCGGCAGTAAAGCCGTCGGCAGTATCGTCAAGCTAAAAGTAAACGGTACGGCCAAAGAGTTCATTGTCGTCCATCAGGGCAAGCCCGGATCGATGTACGATGACTCCTGCAACGGCACTTGGCTGTTGATGAAGGATATCTACGAGAATCGTGTCTGGCAGAGCGGAGACATCAACAAGTACGAAAGCAGCGACATCCACGCCTACCTGAACAGCACGTTTCTTAACCTATTCGACAGCAATATCAAGGACGCCATTAAGCAGGTGAAGATTCCCTATCGCAAGAACGGCGGTTCGGACGGCACCGACCAGAGCGGCGCGAACGGGCTGCCCTGCAAGGTGTTCCTGCTATCCGGTCCTGAAGCCGGCTTGGCTGGCGCAAGCTATATACCGAATGATGGCACTAAGCTGGATTACTTCAACGCGAACACCGGAGTAGACTCCAAGCGCATTGCATATCTGAGTGGTACGGCCACTGCTTGGTGGCTCCGCTCCCCGAGCACCTACAGCGCCAACTACGTGTTGGTCGTCAACTCCGACGGCGGCTACAACGACGACTACGCATCCAACTCGAGCGGCATTCGCCCCGCTTTGATGCTCCCGCAGGACATGGAAGTCGACAGCTCGGGCAATGTCACGCCGCCCCCACCGCCCGCTACACACAAAACTCTCGTCAACGGCACGACCTACACCGTCAAGAGTGGCAAGTGCATGGTGGGCGGCACGGTGTACAACATCCTCAAAGGAAGGACGCTGATTGACGGCACGGGGTATGATATCACGTTTAAGCCGAGCTACGACCCTGTATTTGCCAACAACACGTGGGAGCAAATCATCGCGGCGTGCCACAACAATGCAGTGCCGGAAACGTGGAAGGTGGCAGACCAGAAACCCATGACCATTGGCGGCTCGGACTATCTGATCGACATCATCGGCAAGAACCACGACGACTATTCAGACGGATCGGGCAAAGCTCCGCTGACGTTCCAACTGCATGATTGCTATAAGATAGCAAAGGCAATGCACTCCACTGGTTCAAATGCCATGGGTTGGACACAATGCTCTATGCGAGTAGAGCACTTGCCCATTATGTTGAAGCAGATGCCTGCGGACGTACAGAGCGGCATCCGTGAGGTGAACAAAATTTCCGCGAGCAGCGGTCGGAGCCACGTGCTCGTAACTACGAAAGATAGCCTATTCTTACTGAGCGAGGTTGAAGTTTTTGGTAGTTCCATTAACTCCAACTCAGGTGAAGGCACGCAGTACGACTACTACAAAGCTGGTAACAGCACGGTGAAGAACTTTAACGGCAGTGCATACGACTGGTGGGAGCGTTCTCCATCTGCCGGTAGCACCAGATATTATTGTACTGTCAAAAGCACAGGTAGTTCTATAAACAGTGGTGCAAATACTATCCGTGGCGTGGCCTTCGGCTTCTGCTTCTAAAGAAGAGAAAGGACTGATTATTTATGGCAATCTACATCAAAGTCAACAACACCGAATACCCCGCAGAGATCAACGGCAACCCCAAAGACCGCTCGTGGGGCGAGCGCGACACCAAGACCATCACACTCACGATGACCTCCGCCGAGGTCGCGGCACTGCTGCCCAACAACACGCCGTGGAGCATCATACAGCGCGAGATGGTGGACGTGTTGAACGAGCAGGACCAGCCCACGGGCGAAACCAAAGAGGTCGTCAACGAGTACTACAACAGCGAGTACAGTCTCGCGGGCGAGATCACGGACTACCGCGACGGCACGGTCAGCGTCAAGATGGGCAAGCCTACGGAATCCGAGCTTTCGGAGGCGACCGTTACGGCGCTGGTCGGTCAGAGCATCACGCCGCAACGAGCCGTGGCACTGCGCCCGGTCATCGAGCAGGCCAGCGCGTCGCTCTCTGACGGCGAGGCGGCGAAGTCGCCCGAGCTGTTCCCGCGCTGGGCGGATCACATCGGCGAGACCGTCAAGCCCGGCGACCGCCGAAACGATATGGACGCAAGCGGCGTGCTGCACGTCTACAAAGTTCGCGAGGGACAGGGCCACACGACACAAGCGGACTGGGCCCCGCACCTGACGCCTGCGCTGTGGGTCGTGGTCGACGTTACACACGCGGGCACGCAGGATGACCCCATCCCTGCCGCGCGCGGCATGGAGTACACCTACGGCCTGTACTACCTCGACAGCGAGGACGGCAAGACGTACAAGTGCGAGCGTACCGGCGAGGCCGCGGGCGGGAAGATCGTCTTGCAGTATCTGCCACACGAATTGGTAAGGAACTATTTCACGGCGGTCTAAGGCCTCAGAAAGGGAGCGGGATATGGATAATGCAAAGCACTACGATGATGCGGCGATCGCGCTGATCGAAAGCCGATGCAAGAGCAATACGCATCGAATCAACGAGTTACAGGAGCACCAAACGGCGCTTGACAGGCTGGCAACGTCGGTCGAAGTGTTGGCGACCAAGCAGGAGACCGTCGAGGGCGATGTCAAGGAGATCAAAGAGGACGTGAAAGCCATCACGGGCAAGGCGGGGAAACGCTGGGACGGGCTGGTCGACAAAATCCTCGCAGCGTTGGCGGGCGCGTTTATCGCGTGGCTGCTGGCAGGGGTGGCCTTATGAAGAAGCTGAGAAAGCGGGACAAGTACGTCATCGCGGCAGTGCTCAACCTCTGTTGGTACTGCATTGCGGTGCTCGTATTGACTGCACATGACAAGGTAGTGCCGGACAGCCTGACCGTCGCGTGGTTCGCCGCGTGGACGGCTGAACTCGGCATGCTGGCTGGTATCAAAATCAAAGGAAAGGACGAATAACATGGAACTGATTCGCAAGAGACTGGCAAACCTGATGAGCGTCAAGAGCATCGTGACGCTGGTGCTGACGGGAGTATTTGCGTATATGGCCGTCACGGGCAACATTTCGCAGGACTTTATGACGATCTATGCGGTCATCATCGCGTTCTACTTCGGCACGCAGAGCCAGAAGACGCAGGACGTGATCGACAGCAAGGGTGACGGCGATGTATCATAGTAGGGACATTGCCGACCTGCGGGCGGACGTACGCGCAAACTGCGTCATCTTTCTCGACCTCTGCAAGGAGGCGGGCTTGCCGGTGCTTGTTACCGAGACGGTAAGAGATGACGAGTATCAGCGTTATCTTGCCGCAAACGGCTACGCGGCAAAGACCGCGACGCGCCCGACGTTCCACGGCGTCAAGGCTGGGCTGGCGTTCGACATCTGCAAAAACGTCAAGGGGCATGAATACGACGATGCGTCGTTTTTCGCCCGCTGCGGGCAGATCGGCAAGCAGGTCGGCTTTTCGTGGGGCGGCGACTGGAAGAAATTCCCAGACAAGCCGCATTTCCAATGGGACGACCATATGCGATACACAGGGAGCATGATTTTGGCGGGAAAGTACCCGCCGGAAATGGAGGAGTACATGGATCAGGCAACGTTTAACAAGATGATGGACAGCTATTTGGCGCAGCTCGGCACCAAGCCCGTCTCTTCGTGGGCGGCCAAAGACTGGGCGGCGGCAAAGGCTATGGGCATTACAGACGGCAGCGCGCCGCAGAGACTTATCACGCGGCAGGAAGTCGTGACGATGATCCAGAGAGCGACAAAATAACGTGTCCTAATCGGGCACAGGAAGGAGCGGGCGGCGAAAGCCCACGCGCAAGCGCCTCTGCAAGCCCTACACGGGCATGGACAGTCAGCACAAGCGTATCCGGGCGGAATTATCCGCGATGGCTCCACGACGAGCCGTCGAATATATCTTATCCTTCGAGCTGCCACAGGACGAGGCGGCGTGTATCATCGAGTGCGACGTGCGGCGGAAAAGCTGCGTCCAAGTGGCGTTTGAAAGAAACCTCTCTGTCGATGCGGTAAAGAAGTATCGGCGACGAGCATATCACAAAATTGCATCTGAACTATATGAAAAAAGAAACGGCCTTGCCATTTGGTAAGGGCCGTTTCTTTTTGTGAAAAGTAGGTCGGGATCGACCTGTAAGCACAAAATACCATTTTTCGAGCAAAAATGCAAGAAGAATCATTCGACATTTTCCGACGCACTTTGCATACACTTTACAGGCACTTTTGGGGGCCTGTTTTTTTGTACCATAAAAACAGAATAAGGAAGAAGGTGCGCGAGATGTACGAACGGCTTTTAGCTTGTGGGTTTACCGAGCAAATGGCGATGGACATTCTCGCGCTTTTTCCTGACCCAGACGAGCTGAGAACATACGTATACTTTGCGGAGATGTTTCATGTATAGCTATTTCAACCCGAACCCCAACGGGCGCAATGTGTCGGACTGCACCGTGCGTGCGATCTGCAAAGCGACGGGAAAGGACTGGGGCGAGGTTTATCTCGCGCTGTGCATACAAGGATACTTAGACGGCGACCTCCCCAATGCCAACGCTTGCTGGGGCGCATATCTGCGCAAGCTCGGCTATCGGCGCTATATCGTGCCGGACACCTGCCCTGACTGCTATACAGTCGGTAAGTTTTCCGACGAGCACCCGCGCGGGACGTATATCCTCGCGCTCTCCGGTCATGTGGTGTGCGTGCAGGACGGGACAATCTATGACAGCTGGAACAGTGAGAACGAAATCCCGCTTTATTTCTGGTTAAAAGAAACGGAGGAATGAACATGGCATATCCCTATTTCAACCCCTATTATCCTCAGCCGATGCCGGACAATCTTATGCAGATGCGGCAGATGCAGCAGCCTCAGATGCAGCCTCAGATGCAGAACCCCATCGCGCAGGGCGGCGTGCAGTGGGTAAGCGGCGAGCAGGAGGCAAGAGGCTATCTTATCGCGCCCAACTCTGCCGTAGCGTTGTGGGATTCCACCGCTCCCACCGTTTACCTCAAGCAGGCGGACGCAAGCGGCAAGCCGACGCTTAAGATTTACGACCTTGTAGAGCGCGCAGAAACGCCCCGTACAGCGCCGCAGGAAAAGGGCGTGGAATTTGTCACGCGCAAAGAATTTGACGCTCTGGCGGCGCTTGTGGGCGAAATAAAGGGCAAAAAGAAGCGCAAGGTTGAGGAGGACGAAGACGATGAATAATCCGTTTATGGCTGCGCTCGGCGGCGGGCAGATGCCGGGTCCGATGGGAGAGTTGATGCAGCTCAAACAGAAATTCCAGCAGTTCCAAAGCGGCTTTCAAGGAAACCCAAAAGAAGAAGTCAATAAGCTCCTGCAATCTGGCGCTATGAGCCAGCAGGAATTAAACCAACTGCAAACGATGGCGAAGCAGTTCGAGCATTTATTCCATTGATCTTATCGTGGCCACGATTTGATAAATAAAATTTTGAAAGGAGAGATAATATGTCTCTTTCCGACGGTGCTCCCATGATGACTATGCCGGTCGCCCCCGCAAATAATTACGGCGGCGGTATGGGTATGTGGGGCGATAACTGGATCTGGATCATTGTGCTTTTCCTCTTCGGCTGGGGCCGCAATGGCTGGAATGGTAACGGCAATGGCGGCGGTGTGATGGACGGCTATGTTCTGACCTCCGACTTTGCGAGCGTAGAGCGTAAGCTTGACAGTATTGCAAATGGCATTTGCGATTCCACGTTTGCACTCAACAATGCCATTACCGGCGGCTTTGCTACGACCACGCAGGCTCTCAACAGCGGTTTCCAGACTGCCGAGCTGTCCCGCGCAAACCAGCAGGCGGCGCTGATGCAGCAGCTCAACGCCATGCAGATGCAGGCTCAGGAGTGCTGCTGCGAGAATCGCGCGGCTATCGCGCAGGTGCGCTACGACATGGCGGCGCAGGCGTGCGACACGCGCAACACAGTGCAGAACGCGACCCGCGACATCATTGACGCGAACAACCAGAATTCGAGAGCAATCTTGGACTTCCTGACGCAGAGCAAGCTCTCTGACCTTCAGGCCGAGAACCAGGGCCTGAAGCTGGCGGCAAGTCAGGCGGCGCAGAACAGTTATCTGGTTTCGCAGCTGCGTCCCTCGCCTATTCCGGCATACACGGTGCAGAATCCCTATTGCTGCAACCAGTATGCGGCTTGCGGCTGCTGACAACTGCATAGCATAGCTTCTCGGTCACCATGTTGGTGACATCACCGAGATGGTCGGCCCCGTGCCGATACTAACGAAAACGCGGCGGGGCAATAGCCCTGCCGCTGTATTTTAACCGGGTCGATTTCGACCCCTTTAGAAAGGACTGATTTTGTGAAAACAGTTGACGAAATCAAGCGGGAATTTGTCGATCACATTGCAACTCTGGACAAAAGCGAAATGAGCATGTACGAGCTCTGCAATTATGCCGATCTTTTGCGTAAAGCAGACGAATTGTTTGCACCCAGCTACGCAGAAATGATTGCAAATGGTGCATTTGCCCCTTTTGGGGTAAATCAGAGGAAGGAGTGATACCAGTATGGCTGAGTTTAGTAATTCTAGCATTGTTTTGGTCTCTGCCGGGCAGAACGTCCCACTGACCGAAACGGCGGTCAATAGCAAGCCGTGTATCGTTCACCGCGAGGGCGCTGGCATTGCCACGCTGCGAGGTTTAACGCAACAGTGCAAGGCTCGTTTTCGCGTAGCCTTTGGCGGCAACATCGCTATTCCTACCGGTGGCACGGTCGAAGCCATTAGCGCGGCACTTGCTGTCAACGGCGAACCACTCAACAGCGCAACCGCCATTATCACCCCGGCAGCAACGGACAACTATTTCAATATTTTTGTCAGCGCCATTGTCGAAGTTCCGCGCGGCTGCTGCGTAACTGTTGCAATGGAGAACACGAGCACGCAGGCAATCAACGTGGCTAACTCAAATATGACGATTGACCGCGTGAGCTGAAAGGAGAATGGACATGAGCAAGAAAGCAATGTATGATCTGCGCAATATGCTGTGCGACGAACTCGACGAGCTGGCACGCAAGGGCGAGCTTGGCGCGGGCGATCTCGAAATTGCGCACAAGCTGACGGACACCATCAAGAACATCGATAAGATTGAGATGATGGAGGACGACGGCTATTCCCGCGATGAAGACTATTCTCGCCGCTATTCCCGCGACGGAGATTGGCAGTCGGGTATGCGCGGCGCTTATGACCGCGATATGTCCAACGCGAGACGCGGTACGCACTACGTCCGTGGACACTACTCCCGCGACGGCAGCATGGAAAATATGAAACGCCAGTTGCAGGAAATGCTGGACAACGCCGACGATGACAGCATCCGCAGAGCCATCCAGCGCTGCATGGACACAATCGAGGGCTAAAGGGGGTGCTCCCCTATGGTCGACGAGAATGAGGTCAAGCGCTGGATAGCTCGCCTTGAAACGGAAGAATCGAGCTGGAAAAACTATGAGCGCCTTGCCGTGCTGTATGCCATCCGTGACCAGCAAAGCGGCAGTAGAGAGAGGGCTTTGCCAATGGCATACTCTGCAGCGCCCGCGCCAGTCAACGTTGAAACATACGGCGACAGCGACTTCCTGCGCGCAGTGGCAGATATTCCGCCGGACAAGGCGTGGGAGATCATGGACGAGCTGATGGACAGCTTGAAAATTGTAAACGAGCGCGTCTATAATAGCGTCATGCGGAAACTAGAAAAGTAAATTGCAGATGGAATTGCAGATGAGTTACAAAAAACCTTGTAATATCAATGCTTTTGCGGATTGGGTTGGGGGTTCGACTCCCGCCGCCTCCACCAATGAAAAAACCTCGCAGTTTCAA